TGGCAGAATTGTCAGTATAATGGTTTTGCTGGGTTCGGTATCTTTGAAGTTCGGGTTTGCGTGCATGCTAGTCGTTGGCATGATGGGACTTTCAAATACGAGCCAGCCCATGTGTTGTTCTTGGGTGACTCGGTGCAAAAGATTCAAGAGCAAGCGATTGAATGGTTTCGGATTAACCGTGATCTGCGTAACCAGCCATACGTGCATCATAATTCCAAGCGTAAAGTTACTCCGATGCTTTATGCCATGAAACACTACGAAGCATTTGTACCTAAGGAAGTATAATGGATCTCTCGAATTACGTTGCACCAGCAAAGACCGAAGTTCGGTCTCCGATTGCGTTGTTCAAATCCTTCGGGTTTCATGTACCGAAAGAAAAACAAATCGCTGTAAGTGAAGCTTTCGCAGGTATGGAAGTCGGGTTCATGCATATCCGCTTCCGTCCTTACGCTGGGTTCGATAGCAAACAACTGGCAGAACGTCGCGCCGAGTACATGCAAGCTCATGACATTCTGATCAAGGCCGAGGCTGGACAGTATGCACAGGCCCGAGTATTGAGCGCTGGTTTGCAGATCGATAAGATCATCGAAAACCTCGATATGATCGAACGATTAGCAAAAGAACACGGTTTCGGTGAACGCATCAAAAAGAAACCCACCTCGACCATGGGTGATCTTTTGCGGGAAGCCATGGCTAAACAAGGATAACTAAAATGGACGTCAAGCTGATCAAACAAGACAATGTGTGGGTTACTGAGTTTTTGGGTAAGTTGCGGCATTTCATTATTGAAACCGATTTGGTCTCTTGGCGTTCATTGGGTATTCATCCTTCCGGGGCCGTCGAGTTCAATGTTGATCCTGACGGTTCCCTTACCAGTGTGCGTTCTATTTATACGGGGGAAGAGATATCTGAACTAGATATCCCTAAGCGTCATTCCGTGGCTGGCATGATAAAAGCAACTAAGCCATTTGTGGGGGCAAGATGTTAGTAGATGTAAGTGCAGGAAATTTGGCCCTGATTTTTCTGGGCATGGTGGCTGGTGTTTGGTGGTTGCTCAGTTGGGCACGAAAGCCAGTAATGGAAATGAACTTTGACAGCGTAGACGTTACCACGATGTACGGTAACCAGCGCGTTGTAGAGCGTTCTAAGCTTGTTTCTCCTGATGGGAGTAAGAAGCTACACGCTGGGCTGAATGACTTCTATATCACGATCACAGGCACTGAGGTACGTTACCACAAGTCTGAGGAAGTGGCGAAGCTGAGCCCAATCCTACGAAACTCTGAAGACGTTTTGTTCTTCCGGGTACAGATCAAATTGGTAGGTGAACGGATCACTCGATTCGAACAAACCAATTTGTCCAAGCCTGTGGCTACGCTCCGTTGGAGCAAAGCTTAGTGAGGAAAGTTGGTGAACCGCCCATTAGCGAGATCACGTTCCTCCTAAGTGTTGTAATGACACTGGGTATCGTAGTGACGTCAACGTTCGTAAGGAATCTCGCATGTCTGAAAAATTGAATCCTGGGCAATTCCCAGTATTGCAACGTAATAACAACGCGCAGCTGTTTGTACAGCACGCGCAATCCATGCCACAGCGGGTAATCCTGCCGAGTGGTGAAGTTGTTGAAACCGGTTTTGTCAAGATCACGGATAAAGATCCGATTGATCTGTATGCACTGTGTCAGAACGACGGCAAGTCTGTAACGCTGGCGGTTAAGCAGATCGCGTATATCGATGCTGGGGATAACCTGTGTGTTCATGATATCTCCCGCATGAAGCCTACTGAGTTGGGTGATCCAGCTTATGTAAGTCGTGGTAAGGCTCGTATCGAAATCGGTCATGTAACCAAACTGTGCGGACTGCGTTGGGGCTTTATCCTTACGCTGGACCCAACAACTGGTTACTGCACCATTCATGTTGATCGGGAATCACCGATCGTTGGCTTGAAGCTGCAGTTCAACTAAACGGAGTCCCTTCGGGGACTCTTTTATGTTGTAAAAAATTACAGCTCTACATTACTCCTTAGTGACAGGAGAGCCAAAATAAATGAACCGTCCTTGTATTAATTCCATCCTCGACCAAACTTGGCGAGTGAAAGTTAAGGAGCCCACTCATGCTCGCACGTATCCTAACCATGGCAGTCCGCGGAATCGCAGCGTCGAAAGTCGAACCCGGAATGGTCTTGACCGCCGCGCGTGATATCTTCATTACGGTCCTGGATCGTAATGGCCAGCAACATGATATTCCTTATGCGAATGAGGGCGATCAACTCAAAGTCGAGCACGCGGATGATGTGCGCGATGGCGATCTGTTTGTGTGCACTAACGTCGATAACTACGGCGAAGTTGGTTCTGTAAATCCCCATGATCTCGAAGACGTACTGAAGGAATACACCTAATGCAGTTTGATAACATCCAGGAATACATCGACCAAGTCTACGGCGTTGAGCTGAGCACTTCGTTCCTCAACGACAACGTCCACTCGTTGATGTACCTGAAACTGGTACGCCTGCTTTCCAAACTGGGCATCGAAACCACCGGCATGACTGCTGAAGCGCTCTTTGCTGAGGCAGCTCGTGTCGAGCGTGGTGCGTATGATCACGAAGTCACGAAGCTGGCGCGGATTCAACTGATGTTCCAATTGGCTGATATCCATGCCGATATCGAAATGCTTATCCACAAAGCGGGTAAGGCACAAGCACCATCCAAAGGCTTTGACAACAAAGAGTGGGCGAATGACATTAACAGCTAAGGAAGACATCGTGCTCTCGGTAAATGAAACACCTATTACCGTGGCACACAAAGGTGATACCCTCGAACTGGTAATAGATGCTGGTGGGGATATCATCGAAGTAAAGAACTCCAAAGGCACCTATTTCTACACCAGCAAGGACAAAGTAAATGGCCTCTGAATTGAACGAACGTTTCCGTGAACTCTGCAAGCGTAATTTGGTCCCACACCACCTGATCATCACAAATGCTGATCAGAAGAGCTTGATCAAACTCGCAGCACTGGAAGCTCATCGCACCAGCAATATCCAATCGGGTACTACCTGGGATAACCTGGCTGCTTTGTATCTGTGGGCTCTGGAGAAACCAGATGCCAAGCGTTCGAAGTATCTGGAGTTGCGTTACGAGTTCTGTGAACAACTCAAGAACTCTCAACCGAAGCAACCAGAGCGTGCGCCAAACAACGACGTTCGTGCAACTGATGAAGATCGTATCCTCGACTATGTCCAGGTATACCCTCAGCAAAATCTGTGGACTCGTTTCCTGGAATGGTTTGGTAGCGGTGGTCGGATTCCTCTGTTTGGCAAATAGTACTTGTCTCCTAAATCTAATGTGAATTTAGGAGTGCGCGATGTACACCGTTGAAGAAAAAGCATATACCTGGTCATTGACATACCGTGAACTGAAGTCTGGTGCGATTGTGCCGAACAACGGAGCACGCAGTACGTTGGTGACCCAAGGCGTTTACATAATCGATCATGTGTCTAGTGGTTGGTTTATCATCGGACAATCTCGTACGGTGAGCGCTGAAGTAGATAAACAACTTGCCTTGTTGCAGGCTGGACGGCATCCTAATCGGAAACTGCAAGCACAGTATTCGAGCCCTAGCCATTTCTCCAACATGGATCTGAAGTTTATCGAAATACCGATTCATTCTGCAAAAGACTGCAAAAGGGTTGAAGCAACGATTAGAGCATCTAACACAACTGGCTACTGTCTCTTGAATTGAGGAAATGAAATGCTGGCGTTTCCATCGCATCACACGAAAGAAGGCATTCAAGAAGCACGCCTGGCCACGGTAGAGATGATTCGTGAAGCTCTGGGTGACTCTGAATGGGAGTTCATCAGTTCGTCTCCTGATCCAGACGCACCACCTGTGCTTGCTACTATTGGCAACGCTCGTTATGGGCGTCCTGATCTGGTACTGGGTTTCAGTCTTACGGACATGGAACTCGGTGCAATGCGCAATCACATCGGTGACATGCTGGCGTATCTGGACTGGGCGAAAGAACCAATCGATGGGGATCTAGTTACTGAAGACTTCTTCGAGTTCCTCATGAGGCAACGGGGATACGAAGGGATCACGGCACTGCCGACAGATCGTCTTCACCTGCGTCGGATTGACGTTGATCGCTGGTTTGCAGGATACGGCTGGCAACACGCTGTGTTCTACAACGAAGACGAGCGCAAGAAAGCTATGGTGTATCAACTGGTAGTGTCGGATGCTGCTGGTCGACTACCATGGGAACAGGGTTACGATGAAGACTATCAATTGGTTCTGGATAAGGAACCGTTTGGTGCTCACATCGGGTTTGAACGCACACCGTTGCAAACTGCACGTGCTAAGTATTTGAACTGAGGTAACAATGTCGCAAAAGAACTTTGAGGTCCGTGAATTCGTCGTCTTGAAAGAAGACGTGTTCATTACCAAACCTGGTGTTGGTCAAGTGCTGTATGCTGGCAAGGGTACGATTGTTCAGATCATGTCTTACGATCCATCCAAGGCTCCTGAAGTCTGGGGTGTTCGTAAAAGCGATGAGCCTTATCGGAATGCTCCGGTAAAGGAAGAAGTTATCGCTAAGCTGTCAGAGGCTACCACCTATGCCCAGCCCGTGGGACTATAGAAACGACCAACGGCGCGGTGTTATTCCACCAAGGCGGTATTACATCGTCTTGGTGAATGACAAAATGGAAGTTCCCTACGAATACTCTCGTATGGTGGGAAAGTTCTATTCGCGTGTTAAGTCTACTCGCAAGGCTTTATTTATGCCTACGGAAGTAGAGCATGAACGAATCTATTTCGATCAGTATCAAGCTGCACGGTACGCTATGATCGAGATCGGTTCAACTGC